GCCCGGTTTACTTTACTTGAGATATGGGGATGTGTGATGTGTTGGCCTGCAGTTCTTGTACTTCTGTTTTTTGCATTCATTTTCGGACAAAAAGAGTAAGTTATGTATAGAGATAAAATTAGTATAACAGAGGCTATGTCTCTTGAATTAATAGGAGAGATTACAATTGTTGATTCTTCACCAGAGTCTGTCACCCCTTTTGGAGAAAGCGGCAGAAAGTGGAAAGAAGCATTTATAACACTACAATCCAAACACAGACATATATCTCCAGGTAAACTCCTTGACTTTCTTTCGGCACGGTATCTTATAGAGGTACCTGAAGGACAAGTGGATGAGGATACAAATACTTTTTCCTGGAGATATTTACATGGTATAGAGAATAAAAAGATACAGGAGAGGTCTACCGATGATATCGAGTATGTTTACGTTCTTGTGAATCCTGCTTATACCTCCTTGGTTAAGATAGGAATGACCATTCATGACGTTCCTAGGAGAGTTACGGCGATAAACGCTACAGCCACGGTTGAGGAATGGGTTCCAAAATTTGCTTTACCTCTCAAGAAAGGTTCTGCCTTGAAAGTGGAGAAGGCCGTTCATAAGCATTTTTCTTCCGTTAGGATTACTTCCGATAGAGGAGGTTCTAGAGAGTTTTTCAAGGTTACTCCTTTTGAGGCTTTTGATAAGATTCGGGAGGTAGGGGCATTGTTTACTGTAGGAGAATGTATAATTTATTAAGGATATATAAAAATAATTGCGCGGCGATTCTTCGAAAATAATTGTTATTTTAGTTGCTCCCCTCCTTTTTTCTTCATATATTTAGGTACAATCAAAAAGATATATTATGAAACAGTTGAAAAATTTATTCTTATTACTACTTTCTTTATTTGTATTTAGTTGTTCAACTCCTGAAATTGAACCTAATGTTTGTTTAAATGGTAATTGCGGGGCTGAATTCCGAGTTGATACTCTAGGTCATCCTGGAACTTATCAAGATGCTCAAGGTGTTTGGCATATTAAACATGCTGGATTAAATTATTTTACTGTAAAAGGTGATGTAAATGAATTGGATCCTCACTACGTGATTAATGGAGTTCCCCTAATAAGCGTGGGTTTTGATTCTAATTTCTTTTATACCCCAGGAAACGTAATATGGACTTACCCTGTTTATTCCTACTTAGGACTGTGGTCAAGCAATCAAATGAACACCCCTATTGCTATAGGAACTCAGACTTATACATTCCCACAGCTTATAGGACAGACAAGTATAATGAACCTAACAGGTTATACAATTCAAAGAAATCCTAATGTAAATGTAAATCACCCAGCATATAAGACATATTTTGCAACATACAGTAAATATACATATAAACCCCAGCAGTCTATGGTGTTTTTCCAAGATTTTATAGGGAGGTCTGCTACAATTTATATAGAGGTTACCTTAGGAGAGAATAAAAAAACTATAACTAAAGAGTTGAAAGTAGTATTTGAACCTTAAGAGTTGTTTCCCAAAAAAAAAGTTCATAACTTACCTCTATAAGAACTTATCCCGGACTAAACAGGAATAAAAACTTAAAAAAATAGTAATTAATAAAAATAAAAAAAATGAGAAACAAAGATTTAATTGAACAAAAGTTAGAGCGTTTTGAAGCAGAGGTAAAGAATATTGGATATAATATCCATAGGAGAGAGTTAGAAGTAGCGTATAACTTAGTAGAGGTGTTATTGGAAAAGATAGGAGATCTTAGAACTCTACTAAATACAGAATCTCAAGACTAATGAACCTTTCGGCAGAACAGATTGAAAAGAATTGGGAAAAGCATCTTAAAATTGTAGATACTTTTATAACAGGAGATCGTAAAGAGAAGTTAAAAGCTCTTTACTTTGACCTGTCCGATGAAATGATTATGGCTCCTGCTTCCGGAAAGACTTTTTACCATAATGCTTTCCCGGGAGGATATATCGACCATGTTAATCGTGTTGTTCATTGTGCTTTAAAGACAAAACAGTTATGGCAGGAAATGGGTACTTCTATAGATTTTACCGATGAAGAGTTAGTTTTTGCTGCTCTCAATCATGATTTAGGTAAAATAGGATCTAAAGGAAAACCTAACTATATTCAACAGACAGATAAATGGAGACAGGATAAATTAAATGAAATGTATACTCCTAATAAGGATTTAACTTTTATGCTTATCCAAGACCGTTCCTTATTTACTCTTCAACAATACGGGATACCTTTAACTGAGAGAGAGTTCTTAGCTATTAAATTACATGATGGATTATATGATGATGTAAATAAACCTTACTATATGTCTTTTAGTCCTGATGCTAAATTTAAAACTAATTTAGTATATATTCTCCATAATGCAGATTTCCTAGCCTCTAAAATAGAGTACGATAATTGGAAATCCTCAGGAGGTTCTACAGAAAATAAAGCAGAGAAAACTAAATCGAGTACAGGGAAAACAGTTAATGCTTCAGAAGGATTAATGAATTTAGTAAAAAATATTTAAAAAATGGAGATCTTATTAGTAATATTAGCGATAGTAATTTTAGGGTTAGGGTATATAGTGTACAATTTAAACCGTAAAGTAATTAAGCAAGAAGAGATCTTGGAATACCAAGTAGGTTACCTTAGAAATGTTTCGTATCTTATTAGTGAATCAAAAATTTATGTTGAACAATTAGATGAGAAAGGTGCATTTAGGTCAGATGATGAAGTTGGAGTCTTCTTCAATTTTATGAAAGAAATACAGGAAACTATAAATGCCTACCGTCTCCCAGAAGACTATGGCAAAGCCACAAAATAAAGATAATTACTATTTTACACAAGAGACAGAGGATGCAATCGTAAGATATAACGCATCCTCTGACCCTATTTACCGTGATACGGTATTTAAAAAAGAAATATACCACCCTCTTTATAAGCTAGCAGAGAATATTATACATACTTTTAAGTTCTACTACCTAGATGTAGATAGTATCGAGGATTTAAAGCTAGATGTAGTTAGTATGCTCGTTGAGGAGAAACTTCACAGGTTTGATGCTACTAACGGTGCTAAAGCATTTTCATACTTTCAAACAATAGTTAAGAGATGGCTTATAAATTACAATAATCGTAATTATAAAAAACTGAAACAAGTAGGATCTTTTGATGAAATGGAAGATTCTTATGAAGTAGAGGGAGTTCCAAATTCAGAAAGAAAAGTAACTCTAGCGATAATTGTAAACCTTTTCGTAGAAAATAGTTACGAAAACATAGAAGAACTTTTCCCAAAAGAACAAGATCAAAAAGTAGCAGACGCTATTCTTACCTTATTTAAAACTAGACATGATTTAGAAATCTTTAGAAAGAAAGCTCTGTACATATACATAAGAGAGATGACTGACTGCGAAACACCTACACTTACCAAAGTAATCTCCAAACTTAAAGAAGAGTTTTATAAAATATACAGATCCTACCAAGACGCAGGCTTTACTATACAATAACATATCTTCAGATATTTATATAATAAATAGACTATGGGATTAGAGACAACAATATTTGGAAAAAAAACAGTTTCTGATGTTTTAAAAGAAATCTACGACAATTCTAAGAATAAAGAAAAACAGATTAACGCTCTTATAGGAGAGTTAAAACCACTTGTTGAGAACATAGGAGATGCTACTTTAGTTGTTCCTATGATAAAAGAGTATTTAGAGGTTGGAGTAAAGAATGATGAGCATCTTATTAAAATGGTAGCTCTTGTTCAAAGACTAGAAGGAGGAGGAAAAACATCTGAAGCAGACTTTTTTAATCCAGAAGAACTTGCAAAGCTGATGGAACAGAGTGAAGAACTAGGAAAACAGTTAGATAAAAAAGACGAAAAGTAATGCTAGGATCAAACTATGGATTAAGTAGTCAGGTAGCATCAATTGCAGGGAGTACAGGTACAGCAGCTTCTTCGGGAAATAGTGTACAGTACGGGAAAGTGGTTGATGTAAAGTTAGATGAATCTAGACCTTTCCTAGACGCTTCAGGAAATGAACTACCTATAGGAACTATAAAGTATATACCATTAGACTTTAAAGGAGATAGCAGAGGGGAACCAAAACCTGCCCTACCCTTCTCTTTAGGAATTAAACAACTACCGGTATTAAATGAAATAGTTCTC